GAATCATCAAGAATCGTGTCAGTGATGGTCAGTGGACGAATAATCGTCAATGCGTTTGCGTCTGTACTCATGCTGTGGCATCCTCGTAACGCTCGGTGGGCAACCCATCGCCATCCCAACGCTCTATCAACCTTGTCATTCTAGCTTGCAACGACACCATTGCGCGACTTTGCGCTTGGTTTTCTTGGCGTAACTGTCTGACTTCATAAGCAACATCGTTGGTTTTAGAACCGCCGTTAAGGATTTCTGCTGTTTCGCCCGCTGTGTAAATCATGCTAGGACGGGCAAAGTTGACCATCTCTGGACCTTCTTCGCCAACCAATGACAAACCACCAGCAAAGCGTCCACCGTCTTTGTTTCCAACAACATTGCCATATTCGTCAACATTAGGGTCGTATGAGGTTGAACCCCCGCCAATGCCAAGCAACTCACCCAAAAATGTGCCACCCCAAATGGCTTCTGCGTTTGCTTTTTTAATCGCCTCTAATCGTGCGGCTTCTGCAACCGCGGCGGCGGCGGCTCTAGCATCTGCATCTGCTTTTGCTTGCGCGGCGGCTTGCCGTTGTTCTTCAGCGGCTTGAGCGTCTGCGGCGGCTCTAGCTTCGGCTTGCGCCTGAGCGTCGCGGATTGCTTGGGCTTCTTGTGCGGCTCTGGTTTCTGCGGCTAATCGCTCCGCGTTTTGGCGCTCAATTTCTGAGGCGGCGCGAGCATTTGCGTCTTGTTGCAAACTAATCATCTGCTGTTGTAAAAACGTCATCGAGGCGCGCTCAGCATCAATTCTGTTGCCAAGCACTTTAATTGCTTGCTCAACACCAAACACCGAATCATCAACGTCACGCAAAGCATTAATTTGATTTTGCGCCAAATCCAATTGGCGGTCAAAGTCAGACCTTGCGGACTCTTGATCTGCGGCATACTGTTCTGCGGCTTGCTCTAAGCGAGCGTAAAGCACCAACAACTGTTCTTCAGCAACCTGCAACTGACGCTCGGTGGCTGTTGTCTGCCCTGCTGTAATGCCTCGCAATTGCACCAATTGATTAGTCAGGCTTAACGTAGCGCGACGTTGCTCGAATGCGCTTGTAAATTGATCTGTGCCTAAGCCACCGCGAGCCGCTGAGATAGCGCTAGATAATTGTTCCTGATCTGGCAAATAACCAGTTTGCTGTGCCGTTGCTAAGGTGCGCGTAATAAACGCCAAGCCTTGCGAGGCGGTCTGTGCGGTTAGCGTGCTGTTTAACAGGCTATTGATCTCACGATCTAGCAAGCTAAAAATGCTTCGCAAATTGCCTAGATTTTGATTAGCAACTTGTTGCGACGCTTGTGCGGCTGTAACTTGCTGATTTAGGCTGTTGGTTAGCGCATCAAACTGTTTTTGTAGGTCGGCGAGCGTATTGTTTAGCTGGACTGACAACGACTGTTGCAACTTACCAAACGCAATATCTGTCGCATTTATAGCCTCAGACAACGCGCCTTCAGCATCAGCAATGCCGTACAACTGCAATTGCAATGCCCGATTTGATGCGTCTAGTGCTAACAACTCACGTTCACGAAGCGTTACAGTGTCGCCTAAGACTTGCAAAATCTGTTGCTCAAGACCTAAACGCTCGTTGCGAATGGCATCAGATACTTGCCGATTGGCTTGCTCCAACTGCTCGGTAAAGCCTATAACCTCATTAATCACTGGTGCAATGTTTAGCAATGCGGCTGTCAGCGAAGCGCTACCAGAGCCAGCAATTACATCAAACAACTGTTTAAACCCATCACGGGTTGTTGGCATCGCAATGCTTAGTTGATTAAATACGTCCGTTGCTTGAGCTGTCAGTAAATTGGCGCGATCTTGTGCGGATACAAAGTTTTGATAAAAGAAGTCAATCTTTTGTGTGAATCCGTCAATGCCGCCTGTCAGGTCTACTAAATTGCTAGCCGCCTGTGCGCCGTTGAGCGACAAGTCTAAAACTTTAATGTCTAGCATTGCAAAAGCACGATTAACTGACAGCAAACTTGAGCTTAAACGGGTTAATGTCTCTGATGCGGTTTCGCCTGACTTGGCCATAAACTGAATTGACGGAACAATAAAGTTGACCAAGTTATTGCTAAAGTCATTTAACGCTTCGCTGATTCTTGCCTGCGCATCTTCGTCAGATAAATTCAGTAAGTCCAAACGAATCTGTTGCGAAAATTGACCAATGTTTTCTGCACTTTGACCAATTGAGTTAGCCAAGATTGACACACTAGCGCCAATAGCTTGCGTTGAGCCTGAGAAAAAGTTGCTTAACTCAACGTCCAACTGTGTCAATTGCGTGCCTGACTTGCTACTACGGAACCAACCACCCTTTTGTCGCCAATCGCTAAAGGCTTGTAACTCGCCCCCAAGCACATTTAAAGTTCCCGTAATACCAGAGGCTTGCGTTTCTTTAGGACCACGACCAAAGGCGCGGTTAACTAGACCACCACCAGCACCGCCAATTAGTGCGCCAATAGCGCCTCCGATTGGACCACCTACGGCAAAACCAATCGCAGTGCCAATCGCTGTTCCTGCGGCGGTAGCAATCATTTGATTGCCGCCAAACAAGGAATACTCGCCGCTAATAAATGTACCTGCAGATAAGCCTGCGGCAACACCAGCTAATACGGTAGCGGCGGCTCCCACTGAAGCGGCTGTGGCACTAATTGAGCTGAGTTGACCAGCGGCGGCTGTTGCGGTTGCACCTGTGCCTTCCATAAACGCTAAGGCGGCGGCATCAGCACCAAGCATACTTGAGGCTAAACTACTTGCCGCATTGCCAACAGCCGTAAAACCACCGCTAAGAACGTCATAACCTGATTTTAAAGCCTTGCCAACACCAAAAATATCCATGCCGCCACCTGCCGCACCGCCTGAAGTATTGCCAAAAGCCGCACCTGCCGCACCCATACCGAGCGCACCAAGTGTTCCACTAATAATTGGTTGCAAGATAGGACGCAAGATTAGCGTCTTAAACATATTGCTAATAAAGTCTTTGGCGCTTTGACCGCCGTTAACCAAAGCATCGGTTAGCGACTGACCAATTTGGTCATTAATCTTTTGTGCTTCTTGAGCAAACTTTTCTTCTGCCTCAAGTCTGACTTTAATTCTTTCTTCGGCTATCTTTTCTTCTGCCTCTTTTTGTGCAAGCGCACTTTCTACAATCTCACGGCGGCTAATTGCGTCACGCTTGGCGGCGGTCAACTCTTTGTACAAACCAGTACCTTCGCGTACACCATCGTTTTCTAGCTTTTGTAAAAAGATAGCGTAATCTTTTTCTGTACTGCTAAGGGTAAGCGCAACCGTCTGCTGTTCATAGGCGGCAATAAGCTCGCGCAAAGCATTAACTTTGTCTTTTGTAATTTCGGTTGCAGTAACGGTCATGCCGTTTAACTTGGCTTCGCTATCAGCGTTTTGTACAAGTTGACCTTTTAGCTTTTCTAACAATTCTTGTCTGATTGCAATTTGACGATTGATTTTTGCCAATGCCGATGAATTTTGCCCACCTTGTATAGCGTACGCTTCAGGGTCTAGGTTTTGATTATTAAGGTTGTCTAACTCAGCCGCGGCTTCTGATGCCGAAATAGCCAAATCGTTTAACTCAATTGCGATTTGAATTAATTTGCTTTCAATCTGAGCTGCGTTTAGTGTTTGCAACTCGCCGTTGGCAATGCCTAACTCTGTGGCAAGTGCTTCTGCTGATGTGGCGGCATCATAAGATTTTTCTGTAAAGTAAACCAAAGCCGCCGCAACTGTGACCACCACGCCGACTGGACCACCTAAGAAAGCCATCACGCCTCTAAGGGCTGTCATCGCTACGGTCAACCCAGCGGTTGCACCCGTAGTAATCGTCATTCCAGCCGCCATCGATGCCATGCCGCCAATGACACCCGCAATGCTTCCTATAATCTTAGTTGCCATAACAACGGCTAACAATTGGAAAGCTGTCACAAGACCGTCAATACCACGCTGTACAGCGCCGCTTTGAAATAGGTTAAGCAGTGCATCAGCTACCGACTGTAAAGCTGGTACAAGGGCTGTGGCGGCTTGCATGGCTAAGCCTTCCATTGCCGCACCAACAGTATCCATCGTGTCGTTGTACTTCTCAAACTGCTTGGCGACTTCTGGTGTGACTGTTGTGCCTAATCTGTCTGACAGTTCAATATAACTTTGTAGTCCCTCTGCGCCTTGATTTAAAATAGGAATTAATCGCAAACCAGAACGACCAAACAATTCGTAAGCTAAGGCAGACTTTTCTGCGCCATCTGGCATAGTCTGAAAAATATTAGAAATTTCAGATAATGCGCCAAAGGTGTCTGTGCTAGTTAACTTTAGTTTCTTAAATACATCGGTTTGTTTATTCATGCCATTAACAAGCCGGCCGACTGCCATTTCCATTTCAGCCGCAGAACCGCCGCCCTGACGAAACGCCAATTGCAAACCTGCGATGTTTTGCACCGCAATGCCAGTTTGCTGTGATAGCTTTTGCATTCTGTCGCCAGCGTCAATGGCGCTCTTTACAAATGACGTTAACTGCGCCGCGCCTAAGCCAAGACCAAGCGCACCCAAAGCACGCATCGCCATCTGAGCGCTACGTTGGATTTTCTGCATTGCACCGTCAACACTGCGACGAGCCGATTGCATATCTTTTTCCAGCCGCGCTACGTTGGCGGCCATTTCGATTACTAGATTGGCAACTGGTTTCATTGTTTGCGACCCGCCATAATGAATGCTTTAAAAGCATTGGACACTTTCGTGCCAACTACTGCTCTGTCAAATTCCTGTGCCAAACTGCCAAACGGCGGCGGTTCATCAGGGTTTTCACCATTATGCAATGAGCTTGCGTAATTCTGTGACATTTGACGAATACAGTTAAATTCCCATGGTTCTAATTCTACCGCAGACAAGCTACTCCATGCCATTATTTCGCTAGAAGATAATGGCACTGCACCCATAGCACCTGAAGAAACCAATCCCATGTTTTGCCAATGCACAAGTAAATACTCGGCATCGACTTCGGGCATTAATGGTGTGCCACCGTTAGAGACAATTCTTTCGCCCCGACTTATGCGTTTTTCTTTTGCGGGTTTGTCAGACTTAGGGACAGCGTGAAACCATCCCATCTGTCTGGCATAAAGAATTAAATCTTCGGTGACGCTTGAGTAAAATTTGCCCAGTCACCAATGGCTTTGTTGACTTGCTCGCTGACAAAACCAATCGAAGGGTCAAGATAAGCGTTTTTAAACATCTCGTAACCCGTCAAATCTTTGTAACCAAAGCCGTTAAAAGACACCGTGCAAGATGCCAAAAAGTCAGCATCTAGCTCGCGTTGCTCATCGTCTTTTAGTTTCTTGCCGCCCTTGCGGACATAATCAAGGATGGCACGGTTACGAATACCAGAGGCTTTTTGAAATTGCTTAGAGCCGGGTCCATAAACCGTGACGCTAATCGTTTCACCTGTGTCATTGATCAATGGCTCACCGTTCGGGTCTTCCAAATCAATGGTAGATGTTGCGGCAACGGCTAGCTTTGAAATATCAAACATAATGACTTCCCTTTTTTCGCTGGATGGATTGCCCGTGCCGTTGACCCCTTCCTCCAGCGACGGAAGAAGAAAGTCAACAGCCGGTGCTTGGTTTGCCTTGCGGCGCATTAAACTGCTAAGACTTCAACAATACCAACGCCTGCGGCGGTGGTGGTCAGTTCAAGGCTAGCACTTGCTGTGGTGATTGAATCAACACCTGCAACGTTAACTTTAAAGCTCATTACTTTGGCTTGGAAGAAATACTTGTCGCCAGATTGCGTAAGAACTTGGAAGCTAAAGTTAGCGTCCGACAATGATGCTGATTTCATGATGATTTGACCAGCGTCGTCTGTGTCCAGACCCAATGACAAAGCCATTGTGCCTTCGTTAAACGAGCCTTTGAATTTCTGAGTGCCACGCGAGCCAACTGGCATATGTGTGACAAGCGCAAATTCACGACCAAATTCGCCAAGGTCTGTAATCTCGCCAACAACAGCGGGACCGGGCGATGCGGTGAAAACAGCGGCGTAGCCCGACGCATCAAACGTTGCGGGAATGTCAGCCGAGATTGTGAGAGTAGTACCTGCTGAAGTAAAGACGGTCATAATAACCTCCAATAAAATTTATTCGTAATATCTAAGAATGTAATCAACTGGCTGAGTCCATACACCAGAATCCAAGTCACGGCTGATTTCCCGTATCGTATCAAATCTACAGCTAATAATCAATTTCCCTGCGACTGTCTGCTGGTGCTTAAAATCCAAAGCCGTGCGTACAGCGGCATTTATTGATTTTAACTCAGGTATTGTCAAAGCTAACGGATTAATTTGTATTCTAGCAAATGCCTTTTGAGCGCCTAACTGATAAGCCACGTTTGGTTCTGGTACGCCATCAATAATGTTGTACACCAAAGCTGGCATGGCTGTGTTCTGTGGCAACTGACCAAGCGCACGCCGATTGCCAACCAAGGCGGTTACGCCTGTGACATTTAATAAACTGGCAATAATGATTTCAGCGTTCATATTCCTGCCTTTGTCATTTCTTTCGGTATGCGTTTTCGCAAATACTCAGCTACGGCGTTAATCGCTGTATCAAATTTTTCGTCTACAGCAGGACGCATGAATGGTTTTGGACGAATGCCAGGGTGCATAACTGAGTCACGCAACAAGCCGCCTAAGAACAAACTACCGGCAACTTTTGGAGTAATCTCGTAAGCACCGCCCACCGTTCTGCCACTGCCAGTGTAATAGGTTGCTGTGCCGTACTCGACCCAATGGGCATAATAGGCTTTTGCATTACCCGCCATAACGTAAGCCCGAATAAAACCAAACCTTTCGCTTTGCTTTTTAAACCTAACCCTGACGCTTTTTTCTAGCTCACCAGTATCTACAGAGCCGTTTTGACGCAAGTTAGATTTAGCGGCTGTGGCAAATATATTTTGTCCTGCACGCAAAGCGCCACGCATAATGTTCTTTTCAATCTTTGCGGGTAATTGCTTCATCATTAGATCAAGCTCACGCAAGCCGGTGACAGTGGTGGTTGCCATTATTGACCCACCTCGTTGCCTTCGGTGCAATCAAAAATAATATATCTGCGATCTTCGTCAACATCCCGTGCGGCAGTGATATTAAATATCCTAGTACCTGCTGGTGTTGTGTAACTAATGCGCCTTGCATCGGCTACAATGGGCGGCATAAAGTTTACGTTGTAACGAATGGCAACGGTGTGCGTTAGGTCTGACTCGATAGCCATTGAGCGCAACTTTTCACGCCCACTAATTGGCTTTACATTAGCCCAAACAGTAGCCACGTCCGACCACGAATTAAGCTCTTGTCCATAATCATCGAGCGTAGCTGACCGGCTTTGTATTGTAATCCGTTTGTCGAGTTTGCCAATATCCATTACAGCCCCATATTGACACGGTGCGGAGTTAGCAAATACGTTGCTGACTGTGGGCGCTCGTATGATTGCATATTAGATACCGTCTCACGGTTTTCGTACAAATTACCAAGCATAAGCAGTATTGCCGCTTTAACCCCCGCTGGTGTGGGAAATGTATTTGGGCTTTGTCCGTCTGTGTAACCTGCGCTAAATCTAACCGTCAATTCAAAGTTTGACGCTGAACCTTTAAAGTACAGCCTAGCAGGACGGAAATAATTATTTATTTCGTAGGTATTAGCGGCAACCGTTTGCGTCACATCATCGTTATCAACATAAGTCACTGACTCAATGCTATTGACTGGAAACGTCTGCAATTTAATGTAATCTTTATCGACGAAAGATTGCATCTCATAAGACGCTGGTGCAATGGTCACGCCTGTATACTGCTCTGCGTTTTCCCTTGATGCGCTTATTAGGGTTTGTACTAATGTATCATCAGGGTGCGATGGTGGCGAACCTTCAGTATCCAAGCGCAAATGCAATTGCGCCTCAGCTAGTGAGACAGGCTCAGAAACGGGCTGTACGGTTTTGATTAAATAGTTCATGGTCTTTCTTCCCATCTAGCCCTGAATATGCCCGTTGCCGTTGCACCGTCGGTATTGATTAAACGTATATAAAAAGTTCCTGTTGCAAAACCTTGTGGTGAATCTTCACTTGCCCCTGCTGGCGTTGCCTTATTCGGATTTGTATCTGTTAAGGTTTGAATCAAATCAACTACCGTCCCGCCCGTATGCGTACCGCCACGGTTCATCGTAACTTGAGGCACGTAATTTGAAGCTGTAGACATTGTGTTAGTTTTAAAAATAGGTAAAGGCGTTGCAAATGTACCGCCTTCTGTACCACCAATTAACAATTCCAACCGTATTTCACTCAAATATAAATCAATTGATAATTGTTGAACAATGGTATCAGTAGGCGCAACAACTTTAATAACTTGAGTCGCACCGCTTGCAATACTAAATTCATAAAATGTGCGAGCCTCACGACCTGCAAAAAACCCTGTCTGACCAACATCGACTCGCATACGGGAATAATCGCCGTTGTCATCGGTCATTAACTTTAAAGGCGGGTGCGCCTCTACTCGATTGGCAAAGGTGGTATCACCCATGTCAATCAGTTTCATATCGGCGTTTTGTGCGCCTTTGTATAAAATATCAGCCATTTGCCATCCCCGCCATTATCTTGATAATGCGCTCTGGATTTATTTTAGACCAAGCATCGGCGCAATGCTCACATTTTACCCGCTTCCCGCATCCTAAGCCATTACCGATAAAAATGTTCTTGTGCATGGTGTAGCCCGTAACCTGCGGTGCAACAAACCCGCCGAACAAAACCACGCCTTTTAAGTTGAGCGCCGCGGCTGTGTGGTGCATCCCGCCTTCGGGGAACAAGAACGCCCTAGCCTTTGACATTACCGCCGCCATCATTCTTGGTGTTGGTGTCTGTATCCAACGTGCATTAGGTAGCATTTTTGGTTTTGTTGCGCCCAATTGCACCCAATCGGCATCGACACTTGATGTGACTTTGACAAAATTATCCCAACCCCAATCGCGATTGACGCTTTCAGCCTTTTGCTTTAAATGCGGCTCGACGACAATAAAGTTGTTTTCAATAAAAGCAATTTCGTCTAATTCTTCTTTACT